TCAGAACCGACCGTCGCGCAGCCGCTCAGCCAGATCGTCGCGAGAACGAGGACGGCGCGCCGCTGCCTCGAGCATTCGCTTCTGGGCGTCATAGGTTTTCTCCATGGTTTCGAGCTGCTCGGTCAGTCGGCCGGCGCGCTCGCCGGAGCGGCGCAGGGAAAGCAGGAACAGCAGGATCGCGAGTGCGATGACGCCGTAGCGGAGCCCAATGCGCGCCCATGCCGATCCGGCGCTCCCGGTGAGCAGCCCGGCGATCACCGTCGCCCCCTCTTCCAGTCGTCGAGCCGGGCGTAGATCGTGACCGCGATACCGCCGAGAGCCACGGCGATGAACACCCAGCGCAGGGTATCGAGATACGGCACAAGCGGCAGGATTGCGGATTGGGTCTCGGCGAGGACGCTCTGCGCCACCTCGACCCCAGCTGCGCCCAGCGTCGCCACGCCTGCCGCACCACCCGCCTTCATGGTGCGGCTCTCGGCCAGCACTTCGCGCGCTGGAGGGGCTTCTTCGGCGAAGGCGGTCGCCCGGACCGGGAACCGCTCGCCCCACTGCCGTGCGGGCCCGAGATCGACATGGATGAACCCCGAGCGCGGATAGAACCCGAAGCCGAGGAACCCGACCTCCCGCGCCGCGGCCTCGAACGCCACCGGGTCGTGGTTCGCCATGGCGATGTCAAAGGCGGCGCCGTCGAGGTGCTTGGAGCGGGTCGCGCCGCCCATGGCGCGGTTGTGCTCGGGGCTGCGATAGGCGGAGCGGACGATCATCGGTTTGCCCAGCCGGTCGCGCAGCGCCTGCAGCTTGTCGAGCGCCGGTTCGTTGATGAGCAGCTTGCCGGTGCCCCGGCAAGCGATCTCGGCCGGGCTGAAGTTCGGCCAAGGCCAAGTGCTTTCAGGCACATCGCGCCAATGGCGGTGGAAGGTCGTCGTCATGGGGGTCCTCCGAAAACGAGTTTCCGGCCCCTCGCTGGGGCTCGGTGCGTTCGCCGCTCGGGAAGGTCCACCGGACCTTCCCGTCTGCCTGTCAGGCAGACCACGGCTCACCCCGCCTCGAGGGCGGGTCATTGCGGGCTGATGAATGGGGATGGGGCGCGGTTACGGGCTGCCGCCGAAGATCTTGAGCTTGATGGCGATGCCCGCGAGCAGCGCCAGCATGACGCCGGTGGTGATCATGCGGACGGCGGTCTGCATGGCGGTGCGGCGCACCAGCCGGATGCAGTCGACCAGGGAGCGCAGATCGCGGATGTCGAGCGCGGCTTCGTCACCGTCGAGGCCGACATCGGCGAGCGCACGCTTCGCGCCTTCCTCGGCCGCCCGGGTCAGGATCGCCTCGAACTCGGCGTCGGGCATGCGCACGAAACCCTCGGATCGGGGTGGGTTCATCGGGATCCTCCTTCCGCCGGTCAGCCGATCTTGCAGCCCCAGAAGGAGGTGTGATCGGCGGCGAAGTAGCCGTCCGCGACCCGGAAATATCCCTGCAGCTCGACGGTATCGCCTGCCGTCAGCGGGACCATGGTCTGCAGCCAGATCGCGGTGGCGAGCGAGACGTGGGTGGCGGAGATCTCCCCGAAGGAGCCGCGGATTTCGGTTGTGCCGTTCAGAACGAGCCGCCCCCGCATACGCGCGGTCGTGCTGGAATTGACCTTGTAGAGCAGCGTGGCGCCGAAGAGGTAGGTCCCGTCCACGGGCGCCACGAAGTGGTTATTCGCGGCGTCGAACGCGCCTTGGTCGTTGTCGTCGGTGTTGTTTAGGCCAATCTTCGTCCATCCTGATACGCTCCCAGACCTCGACCGCGAGGTCCTTCAGAAGCGACATGGCTTCGCCGAAGCCGCCCGCGCCGGAGACGAGGCGGGTGAACTGGTAGACGAGCTCGCCCGCGCCGACGATCAGCGCCCCGATGCCGGTCCGGATCAGCGCGCCGCGCAGGAGGACCAGCGCCGTGGCGAGACCACGGACAGAAAGGGCAGCAGCGGCCATGCCGGCGACCCAGCGGCCCGCGAGGAAGGCCGCGAAGGTCGCGGCGTAGGTGGTCAGGCGACCGATGTTGTCGAAGAGGCCGCGGATCGCGATGCCGAGCGGCCCGGTGCGGTTGGCGACTGCCGCCATGGCATTCGCGACCGCTTCCAACGCAGGCGCGGCAGCAACCGCCAGCTGGTTCGACAGCCCGCGCCAGATCAGCCCGAGCCGGGAGATGGCGTCGTTTGTCCGCTCGATCTGGTCGGCATCCTGTTCCGAGACCACGACCCCGAAGGCGAGGACGTCCTCGGTCGCCTGGCGCAGCGTCGCGGTATCGATCCGCGACATGGCGATCGAGCCTTCCTCGCCGAAGAGCTGACCCGCGACGGCCGCGCGCTCGGCGGCAGGCACGAAGCTCTCGATTGCTGCGTTGATGGCGCCGACGCGCTGATCCAGCGGCAGCGCGATCAGCTCGTTGGCCGAGAGCCCCAGCCGGTCCAGCGCATCGGCAGCAGGGCCGGTCCCGGCGGCCGCCTGGCTGAGGCGGCGCGTCAGATCCTTGGTCGCCTGCTCGATGCCGGACATCGACACACCGGCCAACTCGCCCGCCCGCTCAAGCGTCTGGATCGAGGCGACCGTGGTACCGAGCGACTGCGCCAGCTTTGCCTGCGCATCGACGGTCTGCAGCCCAGAGCGGATCATCGCCACGCCAGCGGCGGCAGCGGCTGCCACGGCAGCAGCGGCAGCCACAGCGACACGGCGAGAAAACGCCGCCAGCCGGGCGTTCGCCGCTTCCATCTCGCGGCTCAGCCGTCCGAAGCCACGCGACCCGGCCTCACCGACACCTTCCAGTTCGGCGCGCACCTGCCGTCCGCCCACGGCCGCAAGGCGGACGCTAACCCGTTTTTCCGCCATGGGAGTGATCCATCTGTTCGTTGAGTTTTGCGACCATCACCGCTTCGATGCCGGGCAGAAGTTCGGCCGCCGCGAGCGGCGGCACGCCGAGCGCGTCACCGAGCGCCAGCGCCGCCGACATGTCCCAGCCGATCACAGCGCCCGGCAGCACGCGCAGCTGCCCACCTAGGCGGCCGACAAGGTCCCAGACCTGCCAACCCTCATGGGTGAGCGGCCGGTTCAGCCGCGCCGGGCAGTCCGGGCAGGCTTGCGCGCAGGCTTCGCAGTAGCGCTCGCCCCCGCCGAAGGACCATTCGGCGAGAGCGCGGAGGCGTTTTTTTCCTTTTCCAGCAGCAGACCCTTCGAGACGTAGGTCAGCTGGAAGGCCTCGAAGATCGGCCAGACGTCGAGCAGCGCGTCGATGGCCTCGGGGCCCGGTTCGATGGGGTTGCCGTCGGCATCGCCGATGCCCTCCCAGGCGAACACCGCGCGGCGCGCCAGCGCCTTGGCGAAGGCGACGGCGCGTTCCTCGTCGGAGGCATCTTCGGGGATGGCTTCAACAGCGGGATCGCTGCGCGTCGCCACCATCAGCGCGGTGGTCAGCGGGCGCAGCTGCACCCGGACGCCGGGCGCGAGATCGTGCCAGCGGGGGGCGTTCGTCAGATCGAGCGTGAGCATCAGTACGACTCCACATCGTTCACGAGGGTGGCGGTGCACATCCGGCCGACCGTGCTGTCGCGCGCGGCCTGCCAGTCAAAGGTAGCTTGCACGCCCTGCGGCCCGGAGATCTCGATGCGCGGGCGCGGCAGGTAGACGGCGTGCACGGTGAAAGTGAAGCTCTCGCCCGAGGGCAGGACGTAGGCGAACTCCATCTCGCAGGCCTCGCCGTTGATCGCCTGCGTCACCAGCGTCTGGTCGGCGAAGCGGACCTCGATCCGGCCGGTCAGCGCGGCGATGGACGGGTCCGCCCCGTCGATGCGGCCGTCCGAGCGGATGGTCTCGATCCGGTCGAGATTGTTGGCGTAGGTGATCTCGGCCGAGACCACGTTGCCGAGAGCCGAGCCGTTTCGGGTGATCGCCCCGTTGAAATGGCCGAAACGCTTCAACTCCAGCGCGGCGGGAGTTCCGGCGCTGGTGGTAGTGCCCACCGTCTCGCCCTGCGCCACCAGCCGGGCGGTAGCGGTCAGCAGCCCCGAGCGCTGCATCTGCCAGGTCAGCTGGTCGAGCACGCAGCCTGAATACATCGCATAGCGCGGCACCTCGGGCATGCCGGTCTCGATCGACATCGAGGGCAGCGTCCAGGACCCCGACTGGAACTCATGGGTGTAGGGCGCTTCGGCACCCGTGGTCGTGGGCGTGCCGAACGCCGCCTTCAGCCAGAAGCCGTAGGCCTCGGCATCGAGCGGCACGACGACATCGCCGTCGGCCGTGACCGCGTCCTTGATCGGCGCCAGCGGATCGCGGCCGTAGCCCAGAAGCTCCGAGTTCAGCAGCGGCTGTTCTGCCCCCAGCGAGGTGCTTGCGAAGGGCATTCGGGTGAAGCCGCTCACGGGCGGCGTTCCATAGGTTGTCTCGAACGCAAGCGCCATCAGCGCCCGCGCCCCCTGGGCTCGTGCCATGGTGTTCTCCTCGGGTTGTCGGGGTCAGGCCAGAGCGTCGGCCGTGGAATAGTGCAGTATCACTGGGATGACGGCGGCCTTCAGGCTCGCCGCGCCTTCGACCGGAAGGTCCACGGGCCGTGGCGCTTCTGCCTCGATCCAGTCGCAGAGCCCGCCCAGCGTTCGGTCGGCGGCGAGCGCCAAGCCGATGCTGGCGGTCAGCGCGTCGAAGGCGGTGTCACGTTCAGCGCCCTGAACGACAGCCTCGACTTCGGCGCGGTGCTGGTAGTGATAGCGCAGCGGCGACAGCGTGACCTCCGGCTCCCCCGGCTCGCCGTCGCGCAGGATCAGCAGGCCCTCTGCGGGCACGCGTTCGGGCAGCACGTCGCCGCGCAGGGCTGTGGCGGGCAGCGCCGAGAGCCGCGCGTGCAGCGCGGCGAGGATGGTTTCGCGAGGGGTGGGCATGGCTCGTTGGTATCGTGCGGGTAGAGAAAGTCTGTCCCGGAATATCAGATGCCTTCTGCGCGACTGACAGGCACGCCGGCGAGCGCCGCGCCTTGCCGAAGATCTTCCAGATCGCCAAATCCGTCCAGCCCGACCGGCCCGAACATATCATCGATCACGAAGTCGGGACGCACCTCCCGAAGCAGTCTGGCAACCTCTCTGGCCTTGGAGACATTTCCCAGAAGCGCCTCTGCGGCGGCCAGATGTGCCAGGACCTCGGGCGAGCGCGGAGCGTTCCGCAGTGTCGCCACGCACAGCTGATAGTCCTTGGCAGAAAACGCCGCGAGTCCGAGGCTGATGGTATACTTCGCGGGCCGTATTGGCGTCAGCTCATGTGCCCGTCGCGCCCAGGTCAGCGGATCGTCGCCCCGCACCCCGGCATAGTGACTGGTCCATGCGGCCACCATCAGCACATCTGCATTGCCGGGTGCCAGCTCCACCGAGCGGCGCAGCATTCTCCGCGCGTTTTCGAAGTCGCCCTGCGCACCCCGCTCTCGCGCAACGCGCCACAGGACCTCCGGATCGTCCGGATCCAGCGCATAGGCGCGCTCGGCCGCGTCCCGGGCCTCTCGCCACAGCGTCTGGCGTTCGTCCTGCGACGCCGCTTCCAGTGCCAGAAAGCTGAGATTGAGCGACAGGAACGACCAGGCCTTCGCGTATTCCGGATCAAGCGCGATGGCCTGCTTGAAATGCGTCTCCGCAAGCCTGAAGCCCTCGCGGTTCCAGTGATGCTTCGCCTCGAGCCCCAGCAGGAAATGATCATAGGCATCGAGGGAGCTGGGTCGCCTTGCCTGCGAACTTGCCAGTTCGGCCCGGGCGATCTCGCCAGTCAACGCACCGCCCAGAGGACCTGCGATCCGGTTCAGAACGTCCGCCTCGAGATCGAGGAACCCCGGTTCGTCGCGACTCCAGCGATCGGACCAGATCAGCTTGCCGGTGTCGGTATCCATCATTCGCGCGGACACCCGCAGTACGCCGTCCTCTGCCGCCAGCGCGCCACCCAGAAGAAAACGCGCCCCAAGGGATTCGCCCGCTGGCAACAAACTGGACCCCGCCAGTGTCCCGGTCGCCTCTGGCGCGACAACATCCAGCCAGTCATTGCGCGCAAGCTCCGTGGCGATCTCGGCCGACAGCCCTGCGCCACGGCGCTGCCAGGTCCCTTCACCGGTCAGGGATTCGAATGGCAGGACGGCGATCACCGGGCGCCGAGCTTCGCCGCGCGGCACCTGCATTTGCGACCAGACCGCCAGGGCGCCAAGTACAACTGCCAACGTCAGCCCGACCACGACAGGCCAACGCCTGATCTTGTCCGGCGCGACACCGGTCGCATCCAGAAGATAGCCCTGACGCGGCACCGACCTGATGATCTCGGCTCCGTTTGCTCCAAGTGCCCGCCTTGCTTCGGCGACGGCCTGATACAGCGAATCCTCGCTGACCGTCACATCCGGCCAGACGACATCCATCAACCGATCCTTGGACACGACACGACCTTCCGCGGCGGCAAGGACCTGCATCAGCGCACGCGCCTGTCGCTTCAGCGGGACAGGTTGTCCGTCGCACGTCGCAAGGTCGCCGCTCTCCGGGTCAAACTCATGATCGCCAAGGTTCATGACGCTCTCCAGTTCAGACCTTTCTACCGCCTGAGCGCCGATTCAGAAAGAATTCAGATGCCCGTCAGGACATTCAGGACACGTCCGGCTCTGCTTTTCCTCACAGCAACACAGGAAGGGCCAAGAAAATGTCGCTCGACAACATCATGAAAATCCACGCATGCGCCGGCCTCGCCGCCGCCGCACTGGTGCTGCCGGCTTTGCCGGTCATCGGCGATGAACTCGCCGTAGGGGAAACCATGCTGACTTACGAGGAGGCTGGCAGCGGCCCGGTGGTCCTGTTCGTGCATGGCGCGGTGAGCGACCATCGCGTCTGGGGCGGCATCCGCGACCGCGTCGCAGAGAAGCATCGCTTCGTGGCCTATGACCAGCGGTATAGGGCGCGGTCAGGGTGATGGTGTTGCCGGGCTGGACGTAGGTTTTCATGATGGGGATCCTCGTGGAAAGTCGAAGGGCGGCCCGATTGGACCGCCCGTGTGTCAGGGTTCAGGATGGAGCGCGCCTTACGCGCCCGGGTTCTTGTAGAGGCCGCGCCAGTCGATCGCCTTGGCGCCGAAGTCGAGGCGGCACTTGATCTCGACCCCATCGACGTCGAAGCCGTTGCGGGTCTCGATGTAGGCGCCCTGCTGACCCTCGAGATAGGCGTACTCGATGGTGTCGATCTGGTTCGGGCTGGCCGCCAGATACCAGGCGGTCTCGCTGGCGGCGTCCAGCCGGGGCTCGCTGATCGGCGCGAGCGTGCGGATCGACTGCGGCACAACGCTGGACGTCGCGGCGGGCACGAGGTTCTGGGCGACCAGCTGCTCGGCCTTCAGCTCCAGCGAGGCGGGCACGATCAGGAAGGCGGGTCGGACGTTCAGCACCGTCTTCTTGTCGAGCCCCGTCTGCTTGGCCATCGCCGCCCGCGCCGCGCCCACGCTGCCCACATCAAGCGCCGCGCCGGTGCCCGCGAGGTTCTTGTGCGTGGTGTGGAAGAGCGCGTTGCCGTCGGCCATGGCCGGGTTGGCGGTGATGATCCCCCAGACGACGTCCGACTCCAGCTGGGCGATGGAGTTGCCGTACATCGCCGGGATGCGCGTGAACGCGTCGAGATCGTCGTTGATCAGGGTCTGGCGGGTGATCGCGACCACCCGGCCATAGGTCTTGACCTTGTAGCTCTCCTTGCTCTCGCCGAGCGTGCCGCGCTTGAACTCGCCGCTCTCGCCGACCTCGAGCAGCTGCGGCGCCTCGCCGAGCTGGACCCGGTGCATCGCCTTGAAGTCGGTGGCGAGCACCTGGCGGCAGAACAGCATGAAGGTGCGGGGATAGGCCTCGTAGGCCTGCCGCAGCGTCTTGTTGGTGACGGCGGACAGGATCTCGGGGAAGTCCGAGGTCGAGTGCAGCGCGCGCGTCGCCACCTCGTCACGCGACAGGCCGCGCGTGTTGACCCCGGCATTGCCGAGGCTTTCGCGGGCCAGTTCCAGCAGCGTCATGCCGCGATACTGTCGGGCGGCGTCCTCCAACTGGAACAGCGTCGGGCTGTAGCGGTGCAGCAGCGCGTTCGCCACCGCATCGCGGCGGGTGATGCGCTCGTCCCGGCCGCCGAGCGGCACGGAGACATGGCCGAAGGTCCGGGTCTCGTCGGACTTGGCGGCGACCTGATCGAGGATCAGGCGGCGGGACTCGTCGACGCTGACGCCGCGTTTCACCAGATCCTCGGCGAAGCCGCGCTCGAGGTTCAGGCGGCCCGCCAGATCGTAGATGGTGGAGACGCGATCGCGCTCGGCCTCGCGGGCGCGGGTGGCGACAGCTTCGGTGTCGGGCGCGGGAGTTGCCTGCGTCTTCGGCTGGCTGCGTGTCTCGCTGGTCGCAACCTTGGGTTCGGGCGCAGCCGCTTTCGGCTCGGTCATGGTCGTGTCCTCGGTTTCGACCGGCTCGGTCGGCTGGGTGGTGGCGGGTGTTGCGGCGTCGCTCGCCGGGGTCTTGGTCTTGTCCGTCATCTGGGATGCTCCTCGCGGTGTGGGGGCGTCCCGGCGGTGAAGGACGCAGTCGTGAAGGGGATGCTGGGCGCGGAAGCCCGCGGCGGGGTCTGCGCCGACCGCGACGGCGGAGACCTCGAACGGCGTCCAGTCCACCGCCCGCCAAAGCTCGCGCGCGGCCTCGGGTTTCGAGACCTCGAAGCGGTGGACCTGGTAGCCGATGGAGACCGCGCGGATGTGCCCGGCCTGGATGTCGCGCCAGATCGGCTCGACATCGGCCCGCTCGCTGATCCGCACCAGCGCGATCCCCCGGCCGTTCTCGATCCGCGCCGAGCCCGGCACGACAGAGCCGATCACCGCATCGAGCGTGTCGAGCTCGTGCACCTTCAGGAATGGCGCGCCCGCGTTCAGCCGGTCGAGCCGGACATGGGCGGGGTCGAGGCTCAGTTCCTCGTCATAGGGCTCGCCGAAGAAGGTCGCGCGCCGGACGCGCGCGCCCGCCGACCAGACGACCTCGACTGTGCGGGTGTCTGCGTCATGACCGCGACGCCGTAGCCGACGATCACATTGGCGACGGACTCGACCAGAGACATGAGGCGTGACTGCTTCATGCGGCGGACTTGCGCCTTCGCGCGGGTTCGGGTTCGGCGTCCGTGTCCAGCGTCTCGGCTGGTGGTTCGGCGTCGCCGCACAGCCGCTCGGTTCTCACCTGCGTGAAGGTCCGGCCATCGCCGTCGAGGATCGCGTCCTTGCCGGTTTCGGCCTGCCAGCGTTCAACGGCGACATCGACATAGGCCGGGCTGATTTCCATCGCGAAGACGCGGCGGCCGTTGGCTTCGCCCGCCATGATCTGCGAGCCGGAGCCAGAGAATGGCTCGTAGCAAAGCCCACCGCGCGCAACATGCTGGCGCATCGGGATGCCGAAGGCGTCGAGCGGTTTCGGCGTCGGGTGATCAGGGCGCTCGTCCTTGGCGAAGGATGGCATCTCCCACGTCGAGGGCAGCGTTTGCTCGGCGACCTTCGGCGGGCGGTTCGGACGACGCCAGCCCATGAAGCAGGGCTCATGCTTCCAGAGGTAATGCGAGCGGGTGAGAACCCCACGATCCTTCACCCAGATGATCTGCTGGTGCACGAAAGCGCCCGCCTTCTCCCAGCAGGCTTCGAGCATCGCCTGGCGGCGCGAGGCGTGCCAGCAGTACCATGCCGCGTCCTCGGTGATCGCCTCGGCGACGGCGGCGGCGATGAAGCCGTCGTAGAGTTCCGCGCCTTGAGAACTGTCGTCCCAGGTCGTGCCGTAGGACGCCGACCAATCCTTGTTCCGGGTCGGGTGGTTCGAGCCGTCGTAATCGACGAGATACGGCGGATCGGTCGCGAACAGGATCGCCCGCTCGCCATTCATCAGACGGCGCACGTCGGCCGCGCTGGTGCTGTCACCGCAGAGCAGCCGGTGGTCGCCGAGGATCCACAGATCGCCGGTGCGCGAGGCCGGGTTGCGCGGCGGCTCGGGGATGGTCACCGGCGGCACGGAGCCCCCGGCGCCACCTTCTTCACCGACCCCCTCCGGCACGAAGGCCAGCAGCTTGTCCAACTCGCCGTCCGAAAAGCCGACCAATGACAGATCGAAATCCTCGGCCAGAAGATCGTTCAGTTCCGCCGATAGAAGCGCCTCGTCCCAGGTGCCGAGTTCCGTCAGCTTGTTGTCCGCGATCCGGTAAGCCCGGCGCTGCGCCTCGGTCAGATGCCCGAGAACGATCACCGGCGCTTCCGTCAGACCGAGCTGCGTCGCTGCCAGCACGCGGCCATGGCCCGCGATGAGCTCGCCGTCCTCGGCCACGAGGCACGGGACGGTCCAGCCGAACTCGGACATGCTGGCGGCGATCTTGGCGACCTGGTCCGGCCCGTGCGCCTTCGCGTTCTTCGCGTAGGGCTGGAGGCGCGACAGCGGCCACGTCTCGATCGCGTCCGGGGCGAAGCTCAGCGTCATGGTGGGCAAGGTTCCTCGGTCGGGTGGATGCCGGTGGCTTCCGGACTCCGGTTGCCGGGCCGGACTCCACACGGGGTCCAGCGGCTACCAGCGGTGTCCGGTCGGAAGGCCAGCGTTCATTGGTGTTTGCGCGGGGCGCGCGTGGCTCCGGCTTCCGGGTGGCTTCCCAAAAATCCGGCCCTGTCGCTGGCGATGTCCCGCGCTTCGCCCGCCAGCATACGAATATCGCCAGGAAGGAACCGGAAACTGCCGTGGGCTGGACCCCGGCCGGACCCTTGCTGGATACCGGGGTCCAGACGGCCCCCGTCAAAGCAAAGGGGAGAGCGGGCTTTCCAGCGCACTCTCCCCATCTTGCCTTCGGAATAGCACGGATATGTTGCAGATGTCGAAGGGAAAAGTGTTGCAACACATTGGAGTCACTGCGCATTCAGGCGTGCAGCGATCTTGGTCAGCGCCAGCTGCCAGCGCCGCCAGGCGGTCGTGCGGTCGCACCCCAGCTCGCCGCTGATCTGCTTCCACGGCACGCGGGCGGCACGAGACCAGACCAGCTTGCGCTCCCCCTCCTCGATCCAGAGCACCCAGTCGAAGGTCTGCTCGAGCCGGGTGATTGCGGCTGCCGAGGGCCAGACCCGCATCGGCTGGGGTTCCATCGCCGCGATCTCGCGGCTGGTCCGCACGATGTCGGGCCAGGTGTTGAAGTAGCCCTGTGCCTTCACAGGCGGCAGCTTGCGCAGGGTGCGGAACGCCTCCTCGAAATGATCGGCGACGCAGTCGGCGGTCCATTCGCGATCAGCCATGGCGCGCCTCCCTGTCGGAAGGGCGCGGGCCGTAGAGCTTCTCGCCGAGCTGGCGGACCAGTTCACGCTCGGGCCAGGTGAGGCGGTCGTCATCGGCGGAGACCGCGAGGACGCCCTGTTCCCGCCAGCCCTCGCGCTTGACCTGCTCGGGATCCCGGCGCCGGCCGCCGTAGCCGTGGGGGTGCCACCTCATCCCCGCGCGCCTGGCCGCGCTGAAGACCGCGACCACGCCGGAATTGAAGGCGCAGTGGCGCGACCTGTTCGACAGCGAGCCGCCACCGTTCAACCGCCGCTACCTCGAGAGCCGGCTGGCCTACCGCATCCAGGAACTGGCCTATGGCGGGCTCAAACCCGAGACGATCCGGCGCCTCGAACGGCTCGGCGAAGAACTGGACGGCGGCGACCGATCCAAGCGCGGCATCCGCGCCGATCGCGACCGCCCGATCACCGGCACGCGGCTGCTGCGCGAGTGGCAGGGCGTCGAGCAGATCGTCACGGTCACCGCCGACGGGTTCGAATGGCAGGGGCGGCCCTACAAGTCGCTGTCCGCCATCGCGCGCGCCATCACCGGCACGCGCTGGAACGGGTGGACCTTCTTCGGCCTCAAGAACCACAGGGGGCGGAGATGACGAAGCCGCTCGAGAAATCGAAGGTCGTCCGCAAGCTGCGCTGTGCGATCTACACCCGGAAATCCTCCGAGGAAGGGCTGGAGCAGGAGTTCAACTCGCTCCACGCCCAGCGTGAGGCCTGCGAGGCATACATCGCCAGCCAGCGGTCTGAGGGCTGGGTGCTGGTCCGCGATCAGTACGACGATGGCGGCATCTCGGGCGGCACGCTGGAACGCCCTGGCCTGAAGCGGCTGCTGGAGGATATCGAGGACGGACTGGTCGATGTTGTGGTGGTCTACAAGATCGACCGCCTCAGCCGCTCGCTGGCGGATTTCGCAAAACTGGTCGAGGTGTTCGACCGGAATGGCGTAACCTTCGTCTCGGTCACGCAGTCGTTCAACACGACCACGTCCATGGGGCGGCTGACACTGAACATCCTGCTCAGCTTCGCCCAGTTCGAGCGCGAGGTGACCGCCGAGCGCATCCGCGACAAGGTCGCGGCATCTCGCCGGAAGGGCATGTGGATGGGCGGGGTGCCGCCCTACGGCTACCGCGTCGAGAACCGGAAGCTGCTCGTCGACGAGGACAGCGCCACGCATGTGCGCTGGATCTTCGCCCGCTTCCTCGCGATCGGATCCTGCACGGAACTGGCGCGAGAAGTCGGCGCACGCGGCATCCGGACACCGCGCGGCAACCGGATCGACAAGAAATACATCTACCGGATTCTCAGCAACCGCGCCTACATCGGCCAGGCGGTCCACAAGGGCGAGAGCTACCCCGGCGAGCACCACGCCATCATCGACCAAGAGACATGGGACCGTGTCCACGCCATTCTTCAAGAAAGCCCGCGCAAGCGCGCGGCCCGCACCCGCGCCGACACGCCCGCGCTGCTGAAGGGGCTGCTGTTCGGTCCTGATGGCGCCGCCTTCTCGCCGACCCACACCCGCAAGGGCGACAGGCTCTACCGCTACTATGTCAGCCAGACCGTGTTGAAGCACGGCGCCGGGGCTTGCCCCGTGGGACGCGTGCCAGCGGGGGAGATCGAGGCCGCGGTCATCGACCAGCTTCGCGCCGTGTTCCGCCAGCCGGAGATTGTTGCGGGGACTTGGAAGGCGGCGCGTGCCCACGTCGACGACGTCTCCGAGGCCGACGCCCGCGCGGCGTTGCAGCAACTCGACCCGCTGTGGGACGAACTCTTCCCTGCCGAGCAGGCACGCGTTGTCACGATGTTGGTCGAGCGCGTCGATATCGGCACGAACGGGCTCAACCTCCGGCTCCGGATGGACGGCCTCGGAGGGCTCGCGCGCGAGATGCTGGCCGGAGACATGGGAGCGGCAGCATGACCCGCGGCACGCCGGTTCCTGAGACAGTGACGCTCCACGTCCCGTTCCGCGTCGTGAAGCGCGGCGGGCGGAAAGTGATGGTGTTGCCCGGCAACACGCCGGAGGGCGCCGCACAATCGCGGCGGATCGACAACACGCTGGTCAAGGCGCTGGCGCGCGCCTACCGGTGGCAGCGTATGCTCGAATCGGGGGAATTCACCACGGTCGGCGAGTTGGCAGACCGTGAGGGCATCGCGCCCTCCTATATCACTCGCGTCCTTCGCCTCACGCTGCTTGCGCCCGACATCACGGACGCGATCCTGGACGGCTCGCAGGGACCGGAGGTGACACTGGGCCGACTCCTTAAGCCGTTGCCGTTTGAGTGGCAGAAGCAGCGCCTTCGCAGTTGTTTCACAAAGTAA